TAATCTTTTAATCCTGGAAGACCATCTGTAAAACCTGATAAGAAATTATTAATGCTTGGCATACTCTATATTTATAGTCACAAAAAAAGCGCCGTTAAAGGCGCTTCTTTTGCTATAAACGAAATGTAAAATTATATACCGCCACCAGTTGCTAATGAACCGATAGTTCTTGTCAATGCTGTGCCAATTCCTGTGCCTTGTGGAGTTTGTACTGCGTTGTCATATCTGATTGATAGTGTGATTGTAACTGGATCAGATGTAGCATAAGCTAGTGTGTTGTAGTTTACTGATTGTACGTAAGAGCCATAAAGTTCCCAAGTTTCTAATATGCCTGGTGCTGTTGCGCCATTACCACCATCTAGCATTTCAATTCTAGTGGTGAATTTGTAATCAATTCCTGAAGCAGCAGAAGCTTGTTCAAAGAAATCAAATTGTTTCTGAACTTGCTCGCCTACTAATTTAGAAACAGAATTATTAACATCGTCTCTTAAATTTAATGTGATAGCTTCCCATGTATGTTTTCCAGCCATATAAATTCTTGAGTTGTAAACATCTAGAGTTACATCATCAAAAGTTAAATTAGGTCTAGTAACATCAATAACTTGTTTAGTTAATTCTGATCTTGGAGTGGATACACCGAAGTTTTCAAGAACAACTCTAAAACGATACTGTAGTTTTGGCATCAATAAACCTTGTGATGCTGAACTCTGATCGTTTGCTAATGGTACTGTAAATTTACTTAATGTTGAGATTGCCATATTTTTGTTCCTTTGTATTTACCGGGTATTAAACTCCCAAGTTAGCTATTTCTCCTGTGTTTTTAATTCTTAAAGGTATGTAGATAAACTCAACTGATTTCACAGGTTCAATTGCTATGTCCACATACAGTTCATTTCTGTCAATCCTTGTGGCAGTGTTGTTAGTTTCATCACACACCACTAAGAAGTCATATAATGCTCTTTGACCTACTAGTTCTAACAAGAATGATTCAATAGCTGCTTTGATTTCATTTCTTGTTAAAGAATCATTTGGTTCAAAAATAAACGGTTTAGCTATTTTGTCTAATTGTGTTCTTAGATAAACAGTTAATCTTGAAACGTTAATTCTATCTAGAGCTGAACTTTCGGAAGTTTTAGTTAAGTTACCAAAGTTTAATATTCCTGTTCCTGAGAAGAACGTGATTGGATTTACTTTAGCAGAATGCATGCTGTCTCTGATAGATTCAGTTAGAGCAATCTGTTGGAACTCACCAGTAGCACTGTCAATGTAACCTACTGAAGTTGCATTATCTACGATACCTCTTCGTGTACCAGCTGGAGCAAACCATGGGAATGCCACGTTGTCATTATTAGCTAATACTCTTAGCATCATGTGACTTGGTGGAACAACGATTGTGTTGCCTGTGTTATCTGTGGTTCTTCCTGATGGATAAAACACACCAAGATAATCACTAGATGTAACAAGACCTTCGTCACCGTTATCAGATGCACCTGCTGTGTTATTAGCCCAGTTAGTGATATCTGTTGAATTACCTTCTAATCTCATTGGAGAATCTCCAATAACAAAAGATGTATTATTTCTATCAGTATTAAGATTAACTAGATTAGCAATCACTTCAGGATATCCTGGACATGCAATGATGTTGAATCCTCTTTGATCTTCTCTGATTGCTTGATTAGTGTCAATTTCTGATTTTAATTGTTGAACAATTACTTTTCTCACAGCTTTTCTTCCAAAAGTGCCTGAACCATTGTCATTATTAGCATTTTTAGTTACCCATCTGTCTGGATAGTAACTAGATACTGATTCGTTACCGAATCTAATGTTACCTTTACCCGAAGATCCAGAACCTGGATATGTAGTTGTAGTTACGTAATCATTTCTATATTCTTTAACGTTATATCCTGATCTTCTTGTGTTGAATAACAAGATTGATTTTGGATATAAAGCTGGATCTGGACAATCTGGATCTACAAAGTCATCACTTAAAAGATCTTTGATTGAACTTGCTGTACCTGCTCCACCAGATGATAATGAATCATCTTTGTCTGATTCTGTTTGCCATCTAGCATCAGCAAAAACTATACCAGTTTCTGTAGTTTGATCTGTATTGTCAATTAATACGAAATCATCACCATCAGTTAATGTTGTGTCATATCTATAGATTTTTGGATAATTTTCTAAATCTGAAGTATCAATCCATAAATCATTCGCAACTAAAGCAGTACCATCTGATTGTGTAGTAGGTTTAGTTGATGAGAATTGAGGACCATTAGGATCTGTTGAAGCATAAACTTCTAGATAACCTTTCCATGCAGTTCCATTATGAACCATGATATCGGCTTCTAAATTAGTATTGTACCATAAAGTTCCATTGCTTGGTTCATTGCTTGGTTCTGAAGTTGAAGCTGTGTAGCTTAAACGTTTCCAGTTAGTAGCAACAACCACTGCTGGTTGTGTAGAATCTTCTGTGTAACCTGCTGGAGCAACATATAAGTTGTCCACTTTAGTTGCAGAGTTTGCTGTGTAAGAACCGTAGTCGTGTGCATTAGATGTTCCAAATCCTGCATCAGCTAGAGCTGTACCTGCAGAAAGGTTCCACATTCTAAACTCACCACCTAGTGCATGAGTAATTTTAATAGCACCGGTTGAAAGTTTAGTTGCAGAAATATTTGTAAATCCTGCTGCACTAATTGCTGCAACAAAAGCATCAGCATCTGTACCAGCTAAAGTCACAGTTTTTGCTGTGTCTAGTGCAGATTGACCTTTTAATGATTCTTGTATTTTAAATGCATGTCCATTAGTGAAAGAAGGAGTTGTATTTTTTGAAGTAATTGATGTAACACCACCTTCATATTTGAAAACTGTAAAGTCAGCTAATGCAGGAGTGGTATCAAAAGCACCTAGAGTTGATTGTTCTGCTGCGTTGTATTGTGTGTAAAGTGTTCCAGCTGATATACCAGTTCCACCATTCACAGGATCTATACCATAGATTGCTGAATGATTGTTAGCATATAGAGGAGCATCTACGACAGACCAAGCACTTGTGCTTGAACTATATTTTTTAACAATAATATCTGCTCCTGAATTTGGAGTGGTTGTTTTGAACCACACAGATCCAGTAGGAGCATTATTTTCTGCAGTTTTCCATTCTGGTCTGCTAGAGTGTGCAGATATTTGGAAAAGTTTAGTTCCACCTGACCAAGCAGAAGATCCTACTTGTACCCAAGCGTTAGAACTATTTTTGTAATAAATTTTATTTGCATTGTTTGTGGTATTGATTGCATAATCACCTTGTGAACCAATTGATGTTTTTGGTGTACCAGTTGATACTGAACCAACTAGATCACTAGTTGATGTGATGTAGATTGGATCAATTGCTGTAAATGCTTGATCAGTTGATGACCATTCAAATAAACCTGGTATGGTTGATGAAATATCAAACCAATAACTACCATTAGTTGGAGCAGCTGACGGAGCAGTTGCACTACCAATTAATTGTGAAAGATTAATATTTGCTCTTAATATAAAAGCTCTGTTAGCAATACCCAAGAATGAATAAGCTGCTTGCAAGCCATATTCGTTTAGCTCATAACCATTCAATGAATTGTTTGCTGAATCTGTATAGAATTTTGGATCTCCAAAAGTCTCTGTTAATTCTCTTTGTGAAGAGATCAAATATACTGAATTTGCGTTGGCAGTTTTAGTGCCTGCTGCTACGGCTGATCCTGCGCCGTTTAATTTGTCTTGTGCTGAAGCAACAATTATTAGTGGTGTTGTTCCCGCATCTGATGGTACATAGAAACTCTCGTTTATTACTGTAACTTCTACGCCTGGTGATGTTAATGCCATTTTTAGTTCTCCTTGCAAGTATAACTGATGTATTTATTGTTCTGCACGGTTTTTACGGCGTTATCTTGACAATTTTGGTGCCTATATAGGGCATGTAAATACACATATGAAAAGACCCCTATGTAATACTTGTAAATCTAAGCCTAGAGCATATGGCTATCGCAAAGGTACTAAAATCTATTGGCGTAGTCAATGTGATACCTGTATACGCAAACGTAAGAATTTAAAAACTAATGGCATTGCTCGTTGGATTCAATCAGGTTATCGTAAAAAAAATCGTTGCGAGTTATGTGGATTTAAAGCTGTCAATGAGCAACAAATGGATGTATTTCATGTGGATGGCAACAGAAACAATACTTCTGTATATAATTTAAAAACTATTTGTGCTAATTGTCAACGCCTAAAAAGTACTCAAGAATTAGGATGGTCTATTGGGGATCTTGAAGCAGATGCTTAATCATATCATCTACTTTTATTTTTAAATCTTCTAAATTGCCTGAATTATCTATTTCATAATCAAATTTCTGTCCTATCCAATCCCACTCGCTTTGATGCACGGCTCTTTCCTGCATCTCCTGTTGTGTAGGTATAGGTCCTCGTCTAACAAGTACAACTCGGCCTTTTAATGCTCTAATAGTTTCTATTTCGTTAATGAATCTTGTGTCGCTGAGCACTATTTTTCCGCCTTTATAACGAGCAGTAAATGAATCTATCCAAATACTGTCATGGAAATGTCCTCGCATGATTTCTGTGCCCCAATACTGTAGAATATATCTTGGAGTCACTGCTTTATTGAGTTTATTACTCCAGTAAGGATCAATTCTTTCTCTCCACATGCGGCTCTCCTGTGTGGCTCCTTCTAATAATTGTCTATCCCAACCAAATATTGCACTCACTGCATCTTTTAATGATTTTGCAAAACTATCTCTGCGAAACTCGTGATCTTTGACCAAAAATTCTGCGACTGTGTCTTTGCCAGACCCAATTAATCCTACTAATCCTATCAGCATAGAATTATATTACAGGTTTTTGATTCTTTTTGCAATCTCTTGCTTGACTTTTTTAACCGTGATTAATATTTGTTGTTGCATTGCAGGTTTATCGGCTACTCTGCTCATATTTTCCAATGCAGTAACTAGATCTTCTAGTTCTTCGAGTGTCAGATCGCGAATTTTTTTAATGCCTATGTTAGCCATAATCAGATATATTTAATGTGAAGTTTTAAAGAATTCTAAGATAATAAAAAGAATTAACCGATAATAAAACTAGTCGCAGCACCACCATCCATATTAAGAACAATTTCTTGATCTAATTTTTCCATCAGTGCCATGCCTTCTTGTTTTAATGTTTCGCCGTTTAGAGTGGTTCCACCTTGTGGGCCATTGATAGTACCAAATTTACTTCTTGCTTCACCTAACATCACTTTACAGACTGCAAGAGTATAATCTCTGATCCAAGGTTTGACATAGATATCATTCAATAAAATAATATCAGGTCTATAATTGTCTGTGTGTAATAAAACTCTTTCAGTGTCAATTCTTGGACGCTGTGTTATGGTCAAAGTTTGTGTGGCATTGTCATAATGAAATTGTATAAAAGAACCAAACATTTTTCCCACTAATTCTTGATAAGATGCAAAAGCATAATAGGTTGCCAATCCACCTGCTGCACCCGCTCGCATAAGATAGGTATTGGTGTAGGCCAAATTAAATGGTTCAAATAGAGTTCCTCCTTGGCCATCACCTCGAGTACCCACTGTGGCTCTGGCAATTTCTCTAACATTGATAACTTCTTTGGGTAAAATGTATCTGTTTTGATTTTCTTTAAGATCTAGGAAAGAATAACTCTCTTCCACAGAATTGTTAGATCTTTGTCTAAAACGATTTATGGCTCTTTCCAGTGCAACTTGGTAGTGTTTTGGGTCTAATTCTACCTCAATCATACCGTCGCCTAGGTTAGTTTTAACGTAATCGAACACTTCTTGTTGTGCTGTTTGTAACTCTGACATATGGATATTTATGGCTACTGTCTTTTCTATAAATATGGTTAGTATGCCACGTTTATCAATATACAAGCCGGAAAAGGGCAACGATTATAAGTTTTTTGATCGCACTATAAATGAGATGTTCCAAGTAGGCGGAGTGGACATCTTTTTGCACAAATATATAGGTACATATGATCAAGGTGCTACCAATAAAGACGGGCCTGCTAGTCCCACATTGCCTGCTGAAAGCACACTGGGAGAAAGAACCATACAAGACCTGCTCTTTTTAGAGAACAGAGATAGAAAATATGATGCAGATATCTATACCATAAGAGGTATCTACAACGTGCAAGACACAGATTTTAATCTCAGTCAATTCGGTATGTTTCTACAGAATGACACTCTATTCTTAACAGTGCATTTAAATGACGTTGTGGAAAGATTGGGTAGAAAACCCATGTCAGGAGATGTGGTAGAATTTCCTAATTTAAAAGACGATTACAGCCTAGATGCTAGCATACCTATTGCACTAAAAAGATTCTATGTTATAGAAGATGTGAATAGATCTGCAGAAGGATTTTCGCCTACATATTGGCCACACCTATTAAGATTAAAATTAAAAACCATAGTAGACAGTCAAGAATTTCGTGATATTATTGGTGATGCAGCAACCGAAGGTTCTCTTGCTAGTTACATGAGTACCTATAATAAAGAAAAAGAAATTAACGATGCTATCATTAGTCAAGCAGAAGCTGATGCTCCTAAATCAGGATTTAATTATAAACAATTTTATGTTACACCAATTGATGAACGAGGTAATATACGATTAGAAGGTGTAAATTCAGAAGAAACAGTATCTTCGGATCAACCTATCAATGCTGTAATAGATACACCAGCCAGCAGTCATTACGGATTTTATTATAATGGTGATGGCATACCACCAAACGGATATGTGGCAGGAGCAGGAACCAGTTTTCCAACATCAAATGTTAATAAAGGAGACTATTTCTTGAGATTAGATTTTTTACCTAATAGATTATTTCGTTTTGATGGCGTAAGATGGATTAAAGTAGAAGACAGTGTAAGGTTAACTACTACAAATAATAATACTAGAAATACATTTAAAACTGGTTTTGTTAATAATAGCAGTACCACTACAATCAATGGATTAACTGTGGAACAAAGACAGACATTAACCAATGCTCTAAAACCCAAGGCTGACAACTAATGCTTCATTTTTACGACGGACAGATTAGAAAATTTATGACTCAGTTTATTCGAGTATTGAGTAACTTTTCTATTGAGTTAGGCAAAGGCAAAGATGGTGTAGTGCAATTGAGACAAGTGCCGGTGACCTATGGTGATATGACTCGACAAGTGGCTAATATTATTAGAAATAATAGCGAAAATGCTCTACAATCAGCTCCAAAGATTGCTGCTTATATTACAGCATTAGAATATGATCGTGAAAGAATGCAAAATCCTTATCACATAGAAAAACAACATCTTAAAGAAAGAAATTATAATGATACTACTGGTGAATATGACAACACACTAGGCGCTGGATATACTATAGAAAAAGTAATGCCTAGTCCATTTAGATTGAATGTTAATGCTGATATCTATACAACAAATACAGACATGAAACTACAGATATTAGAACAAATCCTATATCTTTTCAATCCAGACTTTGAAATTCAAAAGAGTGACAACTATATCGATTGGACCAGCTTGAGTTATATCGAGCTGACAGGAATAACATTTAGTTCAAGGACCATTCCGGTGGGTGCTGATACAGAAATAGACGTGGCGTCGATCAGCTTCAGCATGCCTATATGGTTGTCACCACCAGTTAAAGTTTCTAAACTAGGAGTAATACAAAAAATTATTATGAGCGTGTATGATGATAATGGAGGTATTGCTGAAGGATTAATAGATGGTACTCTAATATCAAAATCTTATGTGACTCCTAACAATTATGCTCTATTATTAACAGGTAATCAGCTAAGAATATTAGGCAGTACTGGTACTAATGTTGGTTCAGGCGGCGATGGATTCTATACAGGTGCTCGAGCAGAAACTACGTTAGATCCTTTTGAACAGTTTGGACCTCCAGTAAACTGGAATATATTATTAAATCAATATGGAAGAATTACAAATGGATTAAGCCAAGTTAAATTAGAACAAGAAAATGGCAACGAGGTAGTGGGCACTATATCAGTGTCTCCGCTGGATGAAACTATTCTTCTATTGAATATTGACAGTGATACAATACCTGCAAATACAATACCGTCTGTGAATAAAATTATAAATCCACTAACATTTGATGCTAGTGTTGCTCCTGCCAACGGTACAAGATATCTTATTACAGCAGATATTGGAGACAGCACACAATATTGGCAAGGTGGATTAAATGCTCAGGCCAACGATATTGTACAATATAATAGTACTACCGACTCATGGAGTGTGGTATGGGACGCATCTGCATTTGATTCCTCTGTGGAATATGTTACCAATCTTAACACAGGCATTCAATACAAATACAACGGCACAAACTGGGTTAAGAGTTATGAAGGTATCTATATTGCAGGTAAGTGGACACTTGTGTTATAATAATTAAATGCAACAAAATATCATATGCTCTGGTGCGTTATTCTACGCAGTAAACACGAAAAGATTTCTATTCCTACAACGCAATGATGAAAAAACTCGTGGTTTATGGGGATTGGTAGGTGGACAAAACAAGTATACAGAGAGTGCATTTGAAGGATTAAAAAGAGAAATTCAAGAAGAAGTTGGGTTAACTGCTGCTTTTAAAAAAGTTATACCTTTGGAATTATTCACCAGTAACGATCAAAAATTTTTCTTTAATACATATGTAATTTGTGTGGCAGAGGAATTCCTTCCACAATTAAATGAAGAACACAGCTCATATGCTTGGTGTGCTTTTGAATGCTGGCCAAAAAATCTTCATGCAGGATTGAGAAATACTCTCAATAATAAAAGTATTAAAGGAAAATTACAGACTATATTGGATCTTATAGTTTAACTGTTTCGAATCCAAGGATACCAATAGGCAGTGACCATGTCTATGCATTGGTAAGTGATATTCCAAGAGCATTCCATCCACTCTAATTCGTAATTGTATTCTTGAAAATTGCCTGCATTAGGAGATACTTCTCCATTGAAACCACGTGGGTACGATGGCTGTGTCACTCTAGAACTTGTAAAAAAGTCCAGTGGATTAAACATGATGTACTTATCTGAAATATATCAACGATATTAGTTGACTATTTCGTAAAAACTATCCACTGCAGTCAGCACAGACAAAACCAAAAGCATTATCAACATTATGCCCGCTAGTGCTGCATACACCGGCTCATATTCATGGTAGTGTTTGATAATTTTTTGTTTGGTCTTGCTTAACCAATCATTTTCTTGATCATTATACGGTTGCATTTTTCTAACCTCAATTGATCACTGAGCTCGTTGCCGAGCTCAGTGTCTCGTTTTCTTGGGTATTAGTTTTTAGCTACACCGTTAGTGAAAACTGAATAGAATTTCTGAACATTGTCTTGAAATTCTTTTACATTCTTCTGAATAGTCTCAGGTTTAAAACTTTCCTGAACTTTGTCATTGAATTTTTTCACGTTCTCAACTAAGATTTGAGCTTGTTCTGTGTAGTTCTGACCATTGGTCACGAAGTCATTGAATTTCTTTGCTGTATCAATGATGTCTTCTGCTGTGATCACTGGAACTTTGAACTCGGCAACCACTTGGTCACCATCTTTTTTTAAGCTCGCTTCGTATTCAGCGTGTTTGATTGTGTAGTTAAATTCAGCGATATCTTTCGCTAAACCTAGTAGATCGGCACGTATTTCGTAGCCGCTTTTTGATTTAATTGACATAACTTAAACTCCTTTCTGTGTGTGTGTTTGTGTTTTTGTTGTGTCGACTATATTTATAACACGAAAATGGAAATATGTCAATATCGAATTGTGTTTTTGGTAATTTAAATACCGAATCGACTTCGTTCTGCACTAAAATTTTGATCAATTTCAGTTGTGTTTAATGCTCTATTATAAATTCTAACCACCCCTAATCTACCACCCTGATATTGACCGATATCCCATCGACGCATCAATCTTATGCCCTGTGTGCCTGATGCAGAGGTGCCAGAATATGATGTGCTTGTTGCTAAACTATTGTTAACATATAATTTAATTGTGGTTCCATCGTAGTTACCTATGATGTGATACCAATTATTCGCTGTCAAAGTATATCCAGTTGGTGTATTTCTCCAAGCTCCATTAAAAAATCCTGCTTGTAAATTAGGGCTAGAATCAGAACCATTCCCTAAATTATAATTTAAGTTACCAGTTACATTGGGCCAAAATTCTGTAACAATGCAGGGAGACCCAGAGCTGTTGGTACCTGTGTAGTAGTGCCATACTTCCACAGTCCAGTTGGTCATGCTAGACAATGATGTGGCACTTTGAGCATATTGAGAACTAGCAGGTACAAAATTTAAATAACCTCCATTGTTGCTGCTATAGGAAGGTGAACCATACAGAGTGAATGTTTTGTTGTCGATTAAATCAGTCCAAGTAGATCCTGATCCTGGATAACTGGATGCATTGCCAGCATCTAGATACAGTTGTAGATTGGTTGTTACATGAGTGACTAGAGGAGTTATACTGATACCTCCGCCTATGTTTATGCCACCTTCTATTACAAGTGCCATGACATTATTAAACTATGGTTCTGTGTCTCACCATGGTTACTTTAAGTATGGCTTCACCATTGGATACTGCTTTTAATCTCACAAGGTTGCTAGAAACGTCGGTACTTATAGTAATCAAACCTTCAGGATAAGTGTCACCAGTGGTAATAAGGTTGTACACAGTGTTGTAAGCATCTGATCCGTTGTGCACCACAGCCACTTCTTGAGCATTGTATTCACCTAGGTTGGTAGCTGACACAGTAATAAAATATTTTGCTCCACGATACACAGTTTTATTCCACGAATCTAACACTTTAAATGGATCTGTTGCCGTAGGTTTTGGCAATTGCCATCTGTATGCATTCACAATAGTATTGCCACCGCTGTTGCTAGTAGCACTCAGAGTAACCACACCGTTGGTGTGTAATACATCAAAAGTCAACATTTCATTATTCTTAGAAGATACATAACTGCTAGCTACGGCTGCAACCACGCCTTCACTGGATACATAGACATCATATGCTGATGATGTGCCTTCGGTAGAATTATAAGCTGTAACAAAATAATTACAAGCCACATATGCATTGGAACTATCATCATTAGAAACCGAACTCCACTGATCTATAGTGGTGGCAGAAGAAGTCACAGTCACAGTGTCTAACACTTTGGTATAAGTTCCTAGATTAGCAGATTCTGAATCTGATAATCGTATTCTGTACATTCTCACATCATAATTCACTGATGTAGGAGCATTGGCTAATAATCTCACACTGCCTCCAGATATATCAGCTGATAAAGTAACTAAAGGCACATCTCCAGAATTAGTATTCAATTGGTTGTATGGCATTACATATGCAAGAGAACCATCATGTACTAATAAACATTCAGTGTTGCTGACTTCGCCGGTATCAGTATCTTTGACAGAAATGTAGTATTTGGCTCCTCGATAACTGGTACTCCAACTGTCTATAGTGTTTAATCCTGCATTGGCATCTCTTAATAAATTGGTTCTGTAGGCATTTACTGCTGTGGTACCTCCACTGCTGCTCTCCGCATACAGAGTCACTGTGCCACCAGCCCATGCTGCAGTAAATGTTAAATTAGCAGTATTTTTTGAAGATAATCCATGGCTGGAAACAAAAGCATCCGATCCGTCTGTAACCACAAAAACTTCTGATGTTTCGGCCGTGCCTTCAGTTGCATTATAAGCAGTCACAATGTAATGAGCTCCTGTAACTGTATTAGATGTAAATGTATCTATGGCTTGAGCACTGGATCCTACGCTAGTGGTCCCCACTACTTTGTTGTATGTAGTGGTAGAATTAGATTCAGAATCAGTTAATATAACTCGATACATTCTCACAGTAAAGTTTTTTTCTCGAGGATTTTTAGCTAATAGATTGAATGTACTAGAAACTATTTCTACGTCAATGTCCATGAGAGCACTGTTGCCAGTGTAAAGAGGATTGTATGTAACTATGTAAGGAGTAGTACCATCATGAGTAACCAGCACTTCTATATTTTGTTTTTCTCCAGTATCAGTGGCATTGATGTTTATGTAATATTTTGCTCCTCTATAAGTAGTTTTGCTCCAACTATCCAAAACTCTGTAACCACCATTGTCTCTTAATAGATGAGTTCGATAAGCATTTAGAGTGCGACTCACACCATCATAGGTAGCTGCTTTAAGAGTAACTGTGTTGCCTGCTTGTGACACAGTAAAATTTAAATGTGGTGTATCGTCTGAAGATGCATAGTTTGACATAACAGAAGCAGTGGTACCATCGCTAACTACAAATACATCATACACAGACGCAGTAGAACCAGTGGATACAGAAACAATATAATGTGCACCATTGTAAGTGGTAGCATTAAATGTATCAAAAGTTTCTCCTGTAGTGGACGATATAGAAGTAGCACCAACGATATTGGCATATGTGCCAGAAGAACCAGATTCTGAATCACTTAATCTTATTCGATAACTTTTAACATTGGTATTAAAATTACAAGATGCCAGTAATCTTACGTTTCCACCTGAAATATCTGCAGTTAAGGTGATTATAGGATTATTTCCTGAATAGATTTCGTTAAAAGTATTAATATAAGCTACAGTACCATCATGAAATACTCTTGCTTCTATATTTTCTACTTCTCCATTAGCAGAATTAGCACTGATATAATATCTAGCTGCTCGATAACTTGTTTTGCTCCAGCTGTCCAATACTGTAGTAGTTGAACCTAATCCTGTGGAAGATAGAGTAGCAGTATTTCCTGATGAGCCGGCTGTGGTACTGTTGCCTAATCCTACACGATAATATTTTACAGAATTAAGATTGGTAGAACCTGTGCTGGTCAATCGTACTTTGTTGTTGGTTATATCTGCTCCAAATATCACTTGATCTTCTGTGCCAGATTGACACACGTTACCTGAAGAAACAAAAGCATCAGTACCGTTATGAAGTAAAGAAATTTCTGCTGTACCAATTTCTCCACTGTTTTCTTCTTGAGTAACTGCAAAATAGAATGCACTTCTTATGGATGAAGTTGTAAAAACATCTGTAACTTTTTCGTTCAATCCAATATTCTCCATTTCTCCTACTTGCACATTTGAATTAACTACAGTATTATTGTATTCTTCAGCAGCTAAAAAACTTTTTGCTGGATTAGTACCACTTTCTATAGTGCTAGGGCCAAGATTAATCCTATGATATTTCAAAGAATTTAAATTTGATGAACCGGTTGCATATAATTCTATAGTTTCATAGGTAGAATCATCATTTAAATCAGTTAATCCAGCAGAAAAAGTAACTTGATTTGTAGGATTGCCTGAAGTGGTTACACCATGTGTAGATACATAGGCATCAGTGTCGTCAGCTAACAGAGATAACATTGCTGTGCCTGTTTCTCCGCTGACTTCATCTTTAGAGACTGCAAAATAGAATGCACTGTCATAGGTTACAGTGCTGTCGTTGCTGTAGCGAGTGATCTGATCTGCAATTTTTGCAACATTAGTAATACCCACAGTGTCTCCCACAGATACGTTATCAGTAACAGTGGTAGCAGAAACAGAAATACTATTAACCACTGCCATAGCTTGTGAGGTGGTGCTTGATGTTGTAGTAGTATCTCCTAGATTAATTCTTAAGTAACTGGCTGTGTTGTTAGCAGTTGTGCCTGTTCCGTATATGGTCACGTTAGGATCTGCATATCCTGCTGAATAGGTTAATTGTCCTTGATCTCCTGTGCTGACTACACCACCCGAAGATACAAAGGCATCCTCGCCGTTGGTGGCTGAAGATATGGAAGCTGTGCCATATTCCACAGCACTGTTATTCAGTGTGCCCACAACATAAAATGCACTGTCATAATTGGCCGAACTCCAAGTGTCGAATGTACCTGCACCTGATCCAATAGCTTGAGAGTCATCCACAGCACCATATATAACCACTCCTGCTAGATCCACAGATATGTTAGGATCTGATATAACAATATTGTTGCTGCCGAATCCTGTGAATGTAACCGAATCTGCTGCTACGTTGGATCCACCACCGCCAGTTAATGTGGCCCATTCCACAGAACCTGTGCCGCTACTGCTCAATACTTGACCCAATTCTCCATTTGTAGTAGGGTATTGTAATCCACCCAATCGCACAGAACCTATTACATTGATACCATCATTGAATTGTACCGCTGTGCTGTCTTCTGAACTGATGTTAGTGGTTACTAATGTTTTAGCATTTAAAGTACCACTGATGTTGACTCCATCTGTGATTTGTATAGCAGTAGAATCTGCTGATGTAATCTCGTTAACACTCAATGTACCAGTTACAGAAGGGTTTGCGATGGTAGGAGCAGATTCTCTTACAAAATTTCCTGTTCCAGTACCGGTGTATTCTGATTGTGTTAAATGGTAGAATTCTCCCACTGTACCACCCTGTAGACCTGCCAAACTATCGTGTAACAGTGACAGAGGAGACACCACCAATGAAGCATTGTCCGGTCCGTCATATACATAGGTTAATGTTCTAGCTGTGGTTGTAGTACCAAACACGATCATGGCTAATTTTGTAGCAGCAGTAATGGTGTATAAAGGTTGTGTAGATTCTGTGTTGTAGTTGGCAGTTGTAGTAGAATTAATTACTGGTGATGCAGTAGAAGCAAATAATTTCTTCCACACAGTACCTGCTACTGCTGATTCATTGGTATAACCCGATGGTGTGGTAATAGTAACCACTGTGTCGGACGTTCGAGCAGTGATCTGATACAGACCTTGTGGTGTTTGTAGATATGATGCATCAGTATTAGTAGCTGAAGCATCTATAGCTGAAGTGGCAAACGGTGTGCCTGCTGACGCTGTGGCAGTTCGTGATGTGCCGGTACCTGTGATGGTCACTGTGCCGGTAACGAAAGGCACTGCTTTGTATATGTAGTTTGTAATTGTGGTTGATCCTGAGCTGCTGTCTACATAAGCATGGTTAATGAATGACCAGTTACCTGCGTCAATAGCTGTTCTGTTCAGTGCAGAACTAACAACAAAAGCTGCCAATATATCTGTGGTATTGTTAATGGCTTTAGAAACTGTCTGTTCTCCCGCAGTGCCAGGGAAATTCTGCAGAGTAATAATTTCATTGTCATTGTTGGCACCCGTGGCAGTAATTGTGGGATCTGTTATATAAAAAGAAACTCCCACACCTGCAGAAACTGCAGCACCAGATCCGTTCACCCATTGCACACCATTGTATCTTAAGAATTGATCCAGTTGTGGATTTTCTATATCCACATCAGCAAGATCTGATAGATATGCAGTTTCTTTGTATAAAACTTCTCCACCGGCTGCAAAATTAACCGGAGCACCATTAATGTTGATATCACTAGAATCATCGGTTACAATTCTGTTGATAACAGCATTACTCACTGTCAATGTGTTGCCCACTTTTACTGATCCCGTAACATTTATGGAATCATCGATCAGTATTGTGGTTGAATCATCACTGGATATTGTGTTGGTTACTAAGGTAGGTAGAGTAGCAGTGCCAGTTGTGATCACATTGTTTAGATAAGCAGTACCACTTACTTCTAGATCGCCTTCAACATAAACTCTACCCGAAGCACTGGCTTTTAAAACAAGATTATCATCGGAACGAGTGGCTGAAATGTTATTACGATAGATCGATAATCCTACAGTATTAACAGTGTAGGCAGTTAGGTTTCCAGACACATTTACAGCATCGTTGATCTGTATTGCTGTGCTGTCTGAACTGGATAATTGATTAACATCTAAATTTTTACTAACAGAGATGGTTAATTCATCACCGATTACCTCTGTGGTGATATTGTTTCCACCTTTGAATTTAAATGTTTCCCCAAGATTAACTGGAGTACCTGTGGAATCATCACCCACAAATGTAATTGGAGAAGTTTCTAGAGTTGAAGCAGCCGCGACCCAAGATCTATTTCCAAGAGTGTCGCTGGTTAGCACATACCCTGTCGATGAAGGTACGCCTAAATCTGGTTCTGTTTCCGACAACTGTATAAAATTATACCTATCCGCGGATACCGCTGTAGGTGCAATCTTTTTTACTTTGCCGCTCTTTATTCTTCCACTACTCATTCTTT